AGAACCAACACGATACTCTGCATCCATTGGACAGCGCATGTTAAGCTCAACACCTGCATCTATGATTGCTTGTCGTGCAACCTGACCAACAACATCAGCATCTTCTGGTTTAGCTTCTATCTGAACCTCATCGTGTACCTGAGCAACAAGCTTATAGAAAACACCAAGCTCATCGAGTTTGTTACAGCAGTTACGAACAGCAACCTTCATAACAATAGCACCACAACTCTGTAGCAATCTGTTGAGTGCCTTGTAGTCCTCATCAACTTTAATCATACGTCCATCGATACCGTTGATGCGTTTGGTACGTTGCGCTACACCTTTAGCTTTATTGATTAGGTTGCGTAGTGATGGTAACTTTGTCAAGAAAGTATCTCGTATCTTCTTACCTTCTTTAGCACCACCGCCTACAATCTGACCAAGCTTAGCGTCACCTGCACCATAGATGAGACCATAGATCATAGTCTTAGCCATGCTACGCTCAGGTAACCCTGCCGCGTGTTGATTGAACGAGTGTATGTCACCCTCAAGTATCTGCTTAGTGTACTCATCGTCATTCATATAGTGAGCCAAGCATCGCAACTCTAGACCACTAGCATCACAGCCTATAAGAACATTACCCTCATCAACAGTGAAGCATTCCCTAGCAATCTTTAGGCTAGGTATCTGTGCAAGGTTAGGTTTATTATGCGTCATTCTACCTGTCACAGCACCACAGCTATTGACGTAGCCATGAATGCGATGTGTCTTAGGGTCTACATACTTGAGCCAACTGTCCACCATACCCTTTAGTTTAACCAAGCCTAGATACTCAGCACAAAGCTTAGCCTCAGGTAAGTCAATCTCTGCCAACGTACTCTCATCTACCATAGGCGCACCACTCGGAGTCTTCTTCTTCCACTTAACACCAAGCTTAGATAGACGCTTAGCAATCTGCTGTCTAGACCCTACGTTAAACGGCTCGACATTATCCTTGAGACGCTTGCCTGTCTTATCGCTAACGCGAATAGTAATGATAGGTGGAAACCTTTCTTGTAACTCTTCAGTTATCTCAGCGATTCGTGTAGCCATATCACTCTGCCACTTAGTAGCTACGTCAACATCTAGCTTGAAACCATTACGTACCTGCTGTGCTGTTATCTGAGCCACCTCATGCTCTAGCTTTATAGATAGATCACTGAAGCCCTGTTGTTTAAGCCTACCCATAAGGTAGTAGTATAGCTTAGTAGTTACTTCAACATCACGCTGACAGTATTCACCCATCTCATCAGTGTAGCCGCCATCGAAGTCATCGACATCGAAGTCCATCTTACCATAGCCAATACGTGTACCCCATTCTTTAAGACTGTGACCACCAACAGGAGTAGGGTCTAACAACCTAGCCATGACCAATGTATCCCATACAGGTACACACGCATCAATCGACCAACAGTTTTTCAAGACTTCCTGATCGAAGAATATTATGTTGTGACCTACTAAGCCATCGGCAGTAGATAACATCATCTCTAAGTGTTGCTTCTCGAACAGAACGGAAGCGTTTATTTGCTTGTGATTCTGTACTCCTGCACACCATATCGTATCGTGCGAAAGATTTGTTTCCAAGTCTATTGTAATCATACCCATGATCCTCTAACGTAATTATAACATCACCAATCTTGCTCATTAGTTATCTCTCCTATTATCTCTTCAATGGATTCTACTTTATCCTCCAAATCAAAGGCTATATTGTAGCATATCCCACATAGATCAGCAAACTCACCACTCTCAGGGGCTTTCATTACCATCTCGAACTCGCTCATTTTCTTGTTGCATGCCGCGCACCTCATAACACTTCTCCCTCTATTAATACTTCTGACATCCGTCCAGTTTCTTGGTCATATTGTACAGCCGTAGCTAGCCCTGTCTCGCCACTGAATCTATTCTTCAGCACCCTGATATAGGTGGTGTTACGTTGCTCTATGTCTTCTGCCTGACCATTACGCTCGAAGCCTAGAACAATATCAGATAGCTGAGCGATACTAGCAGAGCCTCGTAAGTCAGCTAGACTAGTAGCCGCACCCTCTTCGTGACCTTTACCTGATGGTCTACGCAAGTGTGACACTAGGAATAGAGCAATGCCTGTCTCCTGTACTAGCATACGCAACCTAGTCATTACCTCATCGATAGCCTTACGCTCGTCACCATTCTCCTGCGCCGACACGATGATAGACAGATGATCTAGGAATACATACTTACAGTCGTGTGCCTTAGATAGATACCTGACCTGACCTACGATGTTCTCAACACTAGTTGAACCGAAGTGGTCGTAGAAGAACAGCCTGTCTGTACCTAGCGTAGCGTTGAAAGCGTCACGCCTTTCCTCCTCAGTAGATTCTACTGTGGGTAGATGCAGTCGCTTGTTAGCATGCAGAGACATCAGGGACTTGCCTGTCTTAGCTACTGATTCTTCAAGGAAGATACAACCTATGTTGCTATCACTGTTCTGTAACACATGGAAGAGTATCTCCCGCATCACCTGACTCTTACCTACACCACTACCCGCTGTTAGAGTTACAAGTTCATAGCCTCTGATACCATACGTCATATCATTGAGACCTTGCCATGCATACTGCACTGAAGCTTTCTCTACAGGTTGATTGACAGCATCCCACAAACTCTTACCTGCTATGATACCATCAGGTGTATGTATCTCAGCCGCCCACCATACAGACTTGAAATCATCTGCCCTACCATGCTCAAGATAATCGTTAGCATCCTTGTAATCAGGATGGTGCTTGACAATCCTAGCTTTACCTGCGAACAGGGAGGCTACCTCTTTGGCGGCGGTCTGCCCTGCCTCATCAGAGTCGAAGCAGACAATCACATTGTCAAAGCTATCGATCCATTCATACTGTGCCTTACAATCCTTGAGTGCTGACTGCGCTCCATTCTTGATAGACACTGATGCATACTTACTACCACTCATCTGATAGGCACTCGCCGCATCGTACTCACCCTCAGTGATGGTTAGATAGCGACCACCCTTAGGGAATAGGTGCTGACCAAACAAGACACCATCGCCCCATATACCGAAGCTACGTTGGTTCTCCTTACTGCCCATCCTTACCTTTTGAGCGCACACCATAGAGTCTTTATCTCTATACTCAAATATAATATCATCACCCTCAACGCTAATACCATACCTCTGGCAGGTATCCTGAGTAATACTGCGTATCATTTGATGCCTACCCCTACCTACTTCCATACTCGATACTCCTATGTCTTCTGTTATAACATTGTTATAAGTCTCACCTGATTTATAACGCTCACCACAGCTAAAGCAAGTAGTCCACCCATCGTGGTTGGTTGACGCACCATCACTACTACTGCACATCTCACATGCATGATGCGTCTTAGCCCAACCGCTATTCATCTACCTGCCTCCCGCAGTAAAGGGTAAGCCTGAGTCAACTCACACGTTAAATTATACAGCTTCATCTCATCCTCAAAGCTTGTGACTGTATCCATAGAAAACTTAATAGCCTCCATCAACTGATCGTACAATGCTTTACTCATCTTCTACCACCTCATTATGATATACTCTACCGTATGTGAACAGGAAGAAAGGGAGCATGATGACGATACCTTTAAAGGACATTGCTTCGACTGTTCCATCGTCTTCAAAGAGTACCCACACTGCTCTGCTATCTGTAAACTCCAAATCAAAACCAAAACCGTTACGAAATTCAAGTGATAATCTCCTATTAAATAACCAAGTACCAAACATATTATTCTCCTTTCAAGTATTCAATGTGTTCTTCGATATAGTCTGCAACCCTGCGAGTTACACAACCTACCGCCTCTTCTACAAGCTTACCCATACGCTTGTAGTCTTCATCAGCCAATGCTTGTAAAACTTCACCATGATAATGACGCATGTCATCAAGGGTATCCAGATACTCACCTACAATAGCATCAGCTAGTATCATGGGGTCATTACCCATCAAGTCAAGAGCATGCATCCATGCATAACTCATCACATCTTGATAGGTTGAATGCTCACTAATCATTGGGAACATTGCGTCAGCCCTTGCGGGTTCATAAGGTTCAAACACCATCGGTAGCTTCATTGTCTTCCTCCTCTGGTTCTGGTTGAGTTTGTGGTTCTACTTGCGGGGCAATGTTAATACCATACACATGTTCACCGATTTCGTAAAGCAACGCGGAGAATTGTTTACACAACTGTGCCTGTGCGTTACGGCTTTTGGTACGTCTTCCCTCGATTAACTGCATAGCTTGGTCATCGAATTGACGCGCGACTTTATTTATTTCATTGAATAGATTTAAGTTATTCACTGTTACTTCACCTTTTTAATCAAGTTATTTTCCATTAATACCTCAGCAAAGAACTCTCTGCCGAGACCTGTAATGTGTGGACGGTTAGCACCTACTAGCAGACCATCACTCACATACTCTGCACCGAACAAGCTTGTCTCTATATACTTCAACGGCTTGCCGATATTCTCTTTCAACTCTTTCTTACTTGCATATCTGAATACTATCATTATATCACCTCTTTGTCAATCATTACTTTTATACGAGCCGAGTCAAAATACTCTCGGATATACCTACGCACCTTAGCTTGAGCATCACTGTCCATCTCTTCCACTTCAGTTATACGATCCTCCAGAGTGGACACCAGATACTCCATCTCATCTACCCTACACTCAAGATCACCATTGTGTTCATCGACACCTCTCAGATCGGTGTCAATCTGCGACAGCCTACGCTCCAGTGTAGCTATGCGCTCGGCATCACGTTCGTGTATCTTAGCTTGATCCTCGATAGCCTTAGCCACCCTATCATTTATAAACTTGTCAAACATATTAATAAATTCCATCACTAGTTACCTCTCAAATTATTGTACTGTTTATCCCAAGCATCGCTAACTTCATTGATGCCCCAATCACTTATGATTTCTTCAGGGTTCTGATCCCAATCAAATACATATCTAAAGCATGCCACAGGATCACCATCAGGCACGACCAACTGTATCAGCCCGCCATCACAAGCCTCGACAGCCTCGACAGCCTCAGTATAGTTACCTCCTGCATAATCTAGATACTCTTCCTCACCATACACCTCGACAGAGTAACCCTCTTCGAGACCCCACTTGATTAGATTTAAATGAGCCTTTTCCATTACACCACCTCGTTTAGCCACATGTCATAGATTTGTACGTCTTCGTACCCCTCGCCCTCATAGAAGTTAGCAACCTCTTCTGCTTCGTGCTTAGTCAGAGCGCGACCCTCCACCTGTGCGCCATCAACATACACAGTATACTTCATTAAACTATTCATCAGTAATTCTCCTCTTTAAGTTTATCGCACAACTTCAACCACTCCTCAGACTCCATCAACTCTGGAGCGACATCAATCGCTAGATCAATTATGTCTTCGAGCCACATTGGATTACCCAACTTATCAGCCTCACGACACGCCTCAATAATTACATCATACGCACTACTATACGTTCTCATAATTTACTACTCCTATACCATTACCCGTACTTAATTGGAAAGGTACGAAATTGTACCCAATGATTATTACAATACACATTACAATATACTTTACCATATACACCTCACCAGTTATGAATTACACCTGCAATTATAAACAGGCACGTTACAAAATTCAATCCCACAATCACAGTACGCACTAGCGCAATGTAATCAGCCTCCGTATCAGTCGCGCCAGACTTATCGCCTATCGCTTTACACCATATACGCCATACTCTATACATACATACTCCTTATAACATTGTTATAAATTGATTACGTTTATCTTCTCATACTTCTTATTGTAGCTATTCGCCTTAGACCCATGCGCTAGTATGGCGATGTTCGGCTTGTCATTCGCACCATCGCACAGACCACAGTCTATACAGCTAGTACCCTCAGTCTCATTGACGCATACAATCTCATTAGGTAGCAACTGTGTCGAGTCGCTCGTCATTCTAAACGTGCGGAAACCCTGAGCATGCGCCTTGAGCGCGACCTTAGGCGTATCAGCACTAATCATACAGATATCTGCCATGCGTTTATCAAAGGACTTGTGCGACATCTGATGCGTATACCCTGTCATAAGTCTAGGCTGTACCTTGTCGATCAGATTACGCCATACCTCATACGGCACAGCCGATGGATCGCCGTAACTACCGAGCCGTAATTCAGCACCGCGTAAGCTTTCCAGATTTATAACATTGTTATAATTCCCCCGCTTATACGCTCGCCATATAGACAACGGCGCTTGATAGGTGCGTACATAGCAAGCACCACCTAGACTTGGGCGCTGTATACAGCTACCGCATACGTCCTCATCTTTGCCAGATTTCACCGCCTCATTCGGTGCTACATCTCGGCACAGTATCCAAGTCTGCACCATAGATTTAAAATCATTATCAGTTTTAGGATTGTTGCCGTTCATTGTGACAATCACAACGATAGGCTCACCAGTTAACAGGCTCGCGCCCTCCCACAATTTAAACCCTGCCATAGTTTACACCTCCTCGCCTCTGAGTTTACGTTCTAACTCTAAACGCTTACCGATTAATTCAAGGGAGCGTTCAGCTAGTATAATATTCGAGCGGTCGTAGTTTGTATAGAATGCTCGGTACTTGATCGTGAATAACTCAACCAATAGATCAGTGAGCGCCTCGCATTTAAACTCGTACTCCTGCTTATATCTCAAGATTTGATTGTATACAGGATCATCATGCAACCGCTCGTAGCCATTCTGAATTATATGCTTGAGCCTCGCGATATCCTGCGCTAAATAATGATTATAATGGGTGTAATAATCCTGCAAGAACCGATTAAATACTGCTTTTTGCGTAAACTTATTCATAAATTACCTCATATAAAGTTATAACAATGTTATAATTCTGTGTCAAACGAGTCCAAAAACTCACAACCGCGACCCAGTGCCTGTACAACCGCGAATATTTCGGGATATTCTGCCCTAATTATAGCGCGGTTTTGTTTATCCATCAACGCATAAGCCGTATGTAATTTGTCGCATGCATCATACATATCACCTACGCGGGTATCGGCTACACCTACGCGGTACAATTCACTCCTATTAATTGTATTCATTGTGTCACCTCTACATAATCGACCGAATAATCTCTATCGGTGGTGGTTGCGTCATACGGCACACCCTCCTGCTCTAACATTGTATAGGCTATGTTTTCTGCATCTTGCTCACTTGGTGCGTCAACTTCAATTGATGCGTATTCAGTGTGGCTAATTGTTACTTTATATTTATTCATATTATACACTCCAGTTAGTTTAATTGATTTATAACATTGTTATAACTACTGCTTACAATAATTATAACAATGTTATAACAGCGGGAGCGTCCTTGCTCGGCTGTTATCGTCATCTTAGGCTATTTGGCTAGCTAGTAGGTTGAGCGCTACTTCTAGGCTATCGGCGCGTTTTTCGTCTTTCTCGGCTTTTAGCATGCTTTCTAGGTGACGCATGGCTAGCTTGTACTTAGCGCGATTGTCGACCTTGATGGTTTCAACGCTAGTGCCGTTCTCGGCGGTCTCGCCTTGCTCGCCTTTACCAGTTTTAACTCTAGGTGCTACTTCCTGTATTTTGCCGTCCTTAACAGTGCAAGCTAGCTCCGATATACCGCGATCTTTATTGATCTTTTTAGTTACTCGATTGAATAAGGCGCGCAATGTTGCAAGCGCTTTCTTATCTTTTGCTACTTCTGCCCAAAAAGCTACGATGTATTTGGTAGCTTTTGCATCGCCGTCAACGTGCGCGATATAGGCGCTGTTTAATATTGCTGTTACGCTATCGCGTACGCCTTGAGCAGTTACAAATTGGTTAGCTAGGTCTTTTGCGTTTTTGATAGTTAGTGTGTTCATAGTCTTTATACTCTCTATAGTGGTTTAGTTTAGGGCGCTGTTGAGCGCTGTCATATCTTAGACAATATCACCACCTAAAAAGTTCAATTATTTATAACATTGTTATAATTATTTGCATTACTTGTAGTAATAAAGTTTTGCCTAGTCATTACAATATGTTATTACCTTAACAGGTAT